AAGAACGATATCAACACTTGTTACGTCAGCGGGGGCTGTCCAAGTTTGAGTTGACGTAATGAACTCAGTCTTTTGCCATCTTGCAGCTGGTGCAGCACCACCAATTACTGAAATTGCCATTAGCTAATCTCGCTTCCGAATGCCATAAAAGTCAGAGCGTTCGACGTACCAGTACGCACTGTAATTACGTCGGTAGCTGCAAGAGTGATACCGAAGGTCAGCGCAGTGGTTGAGTTTGGGGCAAAGCTTGTGTCATAGACTAGGGCGTTTGTTGTGCCTGCTGTTGCTCCAGCTACGCGAATAAATACTCGTCCAGTTGCAGCAGTACCAGTGTCGTTGGTGATCGAGATTGTGCTAATCACCGCTGACTTTCCAGCACCAACTGTATAAAGATCAGCATTGTTAGTGTCGGCAGGCGCTGACTGTCCTAGCACTTTGTAAGTCGTAGGCATGAACCTAGGCTCCCATCATCATAAATGTATCGCTGTATGTGATCACAGGCGGTACGTAATCGGTTATCTGTGAAATTGTGTGAGTGTGCACTGTAGGCGCTTTACCGGCAAGAGCAGTAGTCACTGTTCCAGCAAAGTTAGCGTCATCGCCAATTGCAGCAGCTAACTCGTTTAGTGTATCAAGAGCAGCAGGTGCTGCATCTACGATCAGCTGAACTCGACCGTCTACATAAGTCTGTAGGCCGGTGACATCGCTTGTTGGGTGAGTGTGAGCAAAGTCTGTAATGTCAGCTTTTACGTGAGTGTGTGCAGAAGGTGTGAAAGTTGTTGGCTTGCCAGTGACGTCAGTCCACGCAATGCTGCCTAGGTTGTTTGAAACCCAAGCTACGCCACTCCACTTGTAAGTTGAATTGCCAGCAGTGAAAATGTCATTTACTGCCGGGCTGTTAGGGAAGTCGATCGCTGCCATTATAGAGCGCTCCAGTATTTGATAACCGCTACGCCAGAACCACCAGCACCGGAAGCATATAAGTTGCCCGTGTTTCCAGAGCCAGCGCCTCCGCCTCCACCAGTGTTAGCTCTTCCGCTAGTTGCAACTACGGTGTTATTTGCAAAGTTGTGCTCTCCATAACCTCCGCCATTTACACCAGCGCCAACGTATTGGTTTCCGCCAGCTGCGTATGGACCACCGCCACCACCAAAGCCAAAAGCTCCGGGCATGGCAGGCACAACAGCACCATAAGAAAAGCTAGGAACAGAACCACCAGCTCCTCCAAGCCCAGCACCTCGCCCTGGCGTTTTACCGTTGGCCCAGTTTGCGCCCTGTCCGCCACCCCCGCCAACTATTGAAAACAATCCACCAAAAGAAGAAGTTCCTCCGGTTCCACCGTGAGCGTTAGGGTCTCCTCCAGCAGACGCCCCACCGCCACCAATAGTCACGGTGTAAGAAGTCCCCGGTGTGACTGTGAGAACTGCGTAATCTACGCTACCCCCGCCTGACCCCGGAATGTTTCCGTTTCCGGCATTAACTCCACCGCCACCGCCACCGCCACCACACATAATCAGTTCGACTGACGTGACATCGGCAGGTGCGGTCCAAGATTGAGTTGAGTCAATCTTTAAAACTTTTTGAATCTTCGATGCAGCGCTAGGCGCTGGAAAAACTGAATAACCCATTACGCTACCTCGACTCCTGAGATGTGGAAGTTGACAGCTACGTTAGACGCAAAACCAGTGACTAGCTTTGTTGCTGCAACTGCCTGCTTTAGGTCAAAAATTGCAAAAGAGTTAGCAGCGATAGACACATTTGGCACCATCACTACGCCATCAATTGCGATGGTTGCAGTCTGAGCTGCGCCATTAGTGTTAGTGATCACGATGTTAGTGATTGTGGTGGTTGTCGCAGCTGGGACAGTGTAGAGGGTTGCGCTTGATGTAGCTGCTGCACCTCTATAAAGAGCTTTGATTGTTGCTGGCATGTTTTCTACCTATCCTAGTAAGCGCCAATAACCTGAAGCGCGGTGTTGTCATCTAGTGCTGGCTGTAAACCAGTCACGTCAGATATTGCGTGGGTGTGCACTGTGCTTGCTTTACCAGCAAGATCAGTAGCCAAGTTTGTGACCTGAGACTGAGCAACTGTTATACCAGCCTGATTAATGCCAACTGTTTGAGTTCCAGAATCGTAGGTGATCGGAGCGGTTGCAGCAACTACTCCCGGAATACCCTGCGGTCCAGCTGCACCAGTTGCACCAGTTGCACCAGTTGGACCGGTTGGACCTTGAATACCAGCCGGGCCAAGTGTTCCCGGGTTTAGTTCAACCCAGTATCCGTCGTAGCGAATAAAAGACTTGCCTGCTAGATCTCCGGTATCTGCTGAGCAGTACCAAATGTCACCAATGTTTGCGCCAACTGGACTAGTCTCGGCAACGAAGAAACCGCCACCGCCTGAGCCTCCAGCTGATGCGTAAGGGATCGAGTTCCACTGTGTAGTTCCACCAACACCAAACTTAAATTTACGTGTGTCAGTTTCTAGCCCTAGTTCACCAGCGGAAAGAACAGGGTTGACTGAAGCCCACTGAGCAGCCGTACCGGCTCGGTGCTGAATGATTGTTATTGCGGGCATGGGACCTCTCTAAATCCTAGGTTCATCATACAACATTATGCGCTATTTACCCATAAACCTGTCGAGGCTTGGTAGCGCAAATATTGACCGTCAGTCGGGCTAGTGATCTTGACGTTGTGAAGTTCGTCTAGTTCAAAGCCGTTCTGCACTTTCACGAAAATCTTGCCTAAGCTGTTGTGGCTTCGAATACAGAAACCAACCAATACCATATGGTTAGGTGCCGACGGCTTAGTTGATGTCATTCCACCGGGGGTTGTTGGGCTTAGCCAGATCGCAGCACCCTCAGTCAACGCTGACGTGTTGAGATTGGTCATCATGCCAAACTCAAGGACAAGCCCCTCTTTATTTTTAGGAATTGTTTCGTAGGTCACACCAAAAGTCTTAGACGATGTCCCTTCGGCATTAGATTGACCAAGCTGGATTAGCGGGTGAATTCCGTTTGATCCAGTAGGGTAAACCACAGTTCCCCTAGGAATTGCAGCAGCTGTGTCGTTCCTGAAGGTTGAGCCAACCATGCTTGCCATAAGCTCTGCTGGTACACCGGTCAGGTCGGAAAAACTGATGCGCTTAGAGTCACGTCCGTTATGGGTGTGATTGCCCGGCGATGCCTGAGATGGGTTCTGCCCTAGCGTGTGGTGAAGCGCACCGGCACCGGCGTCTTTATCTGCGTTCAAGTGCATCAAGTTCACTTCTTCGGCAGAATACATGCGTGGGATGTTTGGCATGTTAGAATTCTAACGCACTAATAGAGGAGACGACTATGAGTAAAGCCAAGCAAATTGGCACACGCGCCGAGACAGCAGTAAGAAACTACCTGCTCTCGGCTGGCTATGACCCCTTGGAAGCTCACCGAAATGTACTCAAAGGATCAGACGACGAAGGCGACGTCTGGCTACGAGAGTCCTTCGGCCTACTGGTATTTGAAGTCAAAGGTGGCAAATCTGCCAAGGAAGCATCCTACGGTCAGATCGAGAAATGGTTCGCCGAGTCACAGTTAGAGAGAGACAATGCTTCTGCTAAGTTTGGTTTTCTTGTCACTCAGCGTGCTGGCGTGGGCTACCCTCGATCAGGTGAATGGTGGGCGTATGCAAAACTGGGCGACCTTTTCTATCTGCGTACTAAGCTCGAACATAATTCTGATGTCCTTGTTCGGATCACTCTTGCTGAGCTCGTGGGGCTAATTCGTGGCTAAAGAGCTAGACCTTACTGACATCTTTCTCCAGCTCGGAGAAGGCGTTCAGGCGTCTGTTCATACCCCAAACCTGTACGACTACGTGCCGTCAGATAAGCAAAAAATGTTTCACTCTGATCCGCACAAAGACCGGTTGTATATTGGAGGCAACCGTTCAGGTAAGTCGCTCGGGTCAACGATCGAAAGTATCTGGTGGCTCACGCATACGCATCCGTATCGCAAGACCCCAGAGGGCCCTATTCGAGGCCGTGTCGTAGCCGTCGACTTCCTGAACGGTGTTGACAAGATTATCCTCCCGCTTTACAAGCAATGGATGCCTAAGAAGTTTTTGATCAACGGTAGCTGGGAAGACTCCTACTCTAAAGAGCGCCACGTGCTTACTCTGAACAATGGCTCGTTCGTAGAGTTCATGTCTCAGGATCAGGATCTAGACAAGTTTGCGGGTTCATCTCGTCATTTCATTCACTACGACGAAGAGTGCCCGAAAAGCGTTTTCAACGAGTGTAATATGCGTCTCGTTGACACAAACGGAGACTGGTGGATGAGCCAGACTCCGGTTGCAGGTATGGAATGGATCCTTGAAGATATTTATCTCCCGGCTAAAGAAGGCACTAAAGACATTGGCGTTGTCGAGGCTACGATGGATGACAACCCTACCCTTAGCCGAGAAGCTATTGCTCGAGCGATGGCTAACCTCACCCCAGAAGAGCAAGAGATCCGCCGAAACGGACAATACGTACATCTTGGCGGTGCAGTCTTTCCAGAATTCTCACCTGTCACACACTGTATTCCTAAAGGGCAATTCAAACCCACTACAAAGCATCGAATTATTCGAACAATGGATAGCGGATACACCAACCCCACCGCTTGGCTGTGGATGGCAGTTGACCAAGACGGAACTATTGTCGTCTTCCGCGAGCACTACCAAGCAAAATGGAACGTCGCTCAGCACGCTGAAGTAGTCAACAAGATTACCCGGGAGATTACCCACGATTTCGGCTCTGAGCTTTACTTAACTACAGGTGACCCAGCGATCAAGCAGACCAAGGAACACACTGGCACCTCGATCTTGCAGGAGTATGCCAAGCACGGCATCTACATCGCGGTGGATAATATCCCAACAGATCGCCGAATTGGGCTTGAAAAGATCCAGCAATACCTAAAGACGAACCCTAAAACTGGCAAGCCTTACTTGATGATTACGGACGATTGCCCTAACCTAATAGCCGAGCTACCAAAGCTAAAATGGAAGAAGTACGCCAGCCCTAAAATCGCTGAGCAGAAAAATAAGCAAGAAGATATACGAGACAAAGATAACCACTGCTATGATGCACTTAAGTACGCCATGACCTTTATGGACGACTTAACCCCAGATGGGGAACCTTATCAACCAAATCGAGACGGATTTCACAGCACCTTCAACGATCGATACCAGTCAACATCACCGGCAAGAGATTACGATGATCAAGATGAATGGGGTAGTAGTTGGAGAAGTTCTAGCTCGATTGCTCAGTTAGAAGGATACTAATGAGACACTTTCACTACTACGAAAACGGTGGCCCAGCCCCTAGCTCGTGTATGTCCTGTGGACGTAATAACCAACTCTTTGACCTAGGTCGAGAGATCCCAGTTGCCGGTGGCATGGCTCAGCTTTGCTTGACTTGCACCAAGGAAATTGCCCTATTTATCGGCTATGCCGAACGAGCTCCGCTAGATGCCGAGATCGCCCAACTCAAGGCTGATATTGTTTCACGTGAAACAGAGATTGCAGTCATTCCAAACCACACTGAGGAGCTAATCAATGGAATTCGTCGTAGCCTTACTGATTTTATCTTCGCTATTTCTTACAGCGATTACGCTGATAAGTCTGCACCTGTTCAGGATGATTCAGAACCAGACAGCGGAGAACACGAAGCTAGCGAAGTTGCAGCAGGAAAGCGTAAAGCACCTGTCAAACCTGCTAGCAAGTAAAGACCCAATGGCATTTCAGCAGGTTGCAGCAATGACAGCACCTGCCTATGAAGGCTATACTGGACCTATACTCTCTGGTGACGAATTGGAGTTGGCAGAGTACGAGAAGAAACTAGAAGGTTCCATGTGGAGCGCTTCGCTAGGTGATTCGGAATAGGTTTATGGCTGGCGAACAGTATTTTGACGGTAAGACTAACTCTTACCTATCAGGCACCCCTATGGAAGGGGAGATGGCTGATGAAACCCTTATCAACAAGTTCAAGAAAAAGGACGAAGCCAAGAAGCTAGTTGCGTGGGTTAAGTCAGAGTACGAAAAAGCCAAGTCAGCTCGTAAGTTAGAAGAGCAAGACTGGTATCTACAGCTTGCTTTCTACAACGGCTACCAGTACCACGACTGGAAAACTGTAGGCCAGAGCCAAGTTCTACAAGAAGAGCGCAACCCACAGGGCAAGCCTCGTGTAATCATCAATAAGATCGAGCCGATCATCCGTACCGAAGTTGCAAAGACTACTTCAGGAAACCCATCAGCTCAAGTTATGCCTGCATCTAACGATGAAGACGATTTGATGGCTGCATCAGCTGCCGAACAAGTTTGGCAGTCGCTGTACGACAAGCACTCATTCCAAACTCGCAAACTTCAGCCTGCTGAATTCTGGCGTGCTACCTGCGGAAACGCATTTATCAAAAGCCTATGGGATCCGTCAATCAAGCAGATTACCCCTACCCCAGTCGTTGACGAGTTCACCGGCCAGAAGCGTGTAATCCAGCAAGAAACAGCTCGTGGCGACGTAAACTTTGAAGTTGTTTCTCCATTCCACCTATTCGTGCCAGACTTGGCTGAAGAGGACATCGAGAACCAGCCATACATTTTCAACGTCTACACAAAGAGCGAGCAATGGGTCCGAAGCAACTTCGGCTCAGTGCTACCTAAAGACTTCAAGCCTTCAAAGATCTCAAGCACTGAAATTATGAACGCTGCTTTGATGGATGCCAAGGGTTCAAACGAAGCATTCCCAGACGCTGTTCTAGTTATCGAGATGTGGGCTAAGCCAAACGGTTGCCCTTATCTACCAAAGGGTGGCCTTATCACCATCGTAGATAACGAAATTGTACAGATGGCAGAAAACGGCATTCCTTACGCACACAAGGAATACCCTTTCGCTCACTTCTATGGCATTTCGACCGGTCGTTTCTACCGTCGTTCAGTAATCAAGAACTTGATCCCACTACAGCGCGAACTAAACCGCACTCGCTCACAGATCATCGAAGCTAAGAACCTAATGGCTAAGCCTCAGATGATGTACGTCGAGGGCGCTGTAAACCCAAACAAGATTACCGCTCGTCCGGGTATCTGGATCCCGGTTCGCCCGGGCTTTGCGATGCCCCAGCCGGTTCCAATGCAGCCACTTCCTAACTATGTTCTACAGGAAATTGACCGCATTCAGTCTGACCTTGAAGACATTTCAGGCCAGCACCAAGTTTCACGTGGCGAGTCAGGTGGCGTGACAGCTGCTACCGCTATCAGCTACTTGCAGGAACGCGACGATGCTTACCTAAGCACCGTCTTTAACTCAATCGAAGCCGGTATCGAGAAGATTGCTCGCCAGTCACTTAGCCTGTTTGTTCAGTACGTTGATCAGCCACGTCTAATCAAGACTGTTGGCCTTGACGGATCATTCGACGCAACCGTGCTATCTGGTGCCGACATCGCATCCGGCACAGACATTCGTGTTGAGTCAGGTTCGGCTCTACCTACTTCTAAGTCTGCACGTCAGGCTCTAATCACAGAGTGGATGAAGCTTGGCTTTATCTCACCGCAGGACGGTCTACGCATCCTAGACATGGGAATGCTAAAGCAGTTCTACAACACCTTGAAGATCGACGAGAACCAAGCTCAGCGCGAAAACTTGATGATGAAGAAGCTAACCGCAGATCAGATCACCGCTTACCAAGAAGAATGGGAAGCCGGTGCTGCTCGCGGAGATGCAGACAAGATCGTTCCGGGAAGCGTGGACGCAAACGGACAGCCTATTCCTTTGGCTGTTCCTGCTGTTATCCCAGTTCACGGCTACGACAACCACGCGGTACACATCGAAATTCACAACCGTTTCCGCAAGTCACAGGCGTTTGAAATGATGCCTGACGAGATCAAGGCAGAGTTCCAGAAGCACATCTCGATGCACGAATCAGCTTTGCAACAGAAGATGATGGAGCAGGCTATGCAGGCACAGGTTGCAGAACAGACTCAGGCAGCATTGCCGGGAGCAGAGGCTATGCCGGATCAAACTGGCATGACCGCTGAACAACTACAGTAAGGAAAAAGAATGTCTGAAGAGACGCAGCAAATTGCTGACCAGACTACTGAGACACCAGTAGTAGAAACACAGGCCGAAGAGCCTAAAGTTCACCCGGCTTATGAGAAGCTGCTATCTGAGCTTCCTGAAGCTTGGCACCAGAAGGTGACCCCTCACCTACAGGAGCAGGACAAGTATTTCCAGCAGCAGCTTGAGAAGTACACTCCGTTCAAAAAATACGTCGAAGAGGGTATCCCAGTTGAGTTGATCGAGGGTGGCCTAAGCCTTGCTCGTTCACTCGAAGAAGATCCAGTCGACACCTACGTGCGCCTACAGAGCTACCTAAAGCAGCAAGGTATGTTGCCAGAAGAAGCACAGCAGGCTGCCAAGGATGCAATGGAAGAGGCTTCAGGCGAAGACTTTGACGACCTATTCGATGGCGAAGAAGTTCCTAAAGCACTAAAGAAAGAGCTTGACGCTCTACGCGCTAAGACTGAAGAAGTTGAAAACTGGCGCAACGAGCAGCAGTTGGCTAAGGACACCGAGGAATACACCATGCAGCTTGATGCTGACATGGCTAGACTTCGTGAAGTTCACACCATCAACCCAGCCCACGAAAAGGCTATCTATAACCTAATGGATGCAGCACTTGCATCTGGACGTGAGATCACAGTTGCTCAAGCTGCAAAAGAGCTTAGCGACATGATCGGCGGTTTGCCATCAGCTCAGCCACAAGGCGGAGAACCGGCACCTATGGTTATCGGATCAGCCGGTGGCGCTGGAGTCATCGCACCAGATCTTTCAATCCCTAAAGATTCACAGGGTAAGAAGGAAATGCTGGTCAAGATGATGGAAGAATACCGTCGGGCTAACCAGTAAAAATTAGCACAACAGACAGAAATGTCTAATTGTGATAATGTACAAGTGTCTAAGTACAGCCACCTAAGAGTGGTCAGGGCAACGGCAATCAATCGTTAATTCTGTTTACTCTTAGGAGAGTGAAATCATGGCAGGTCAAGGAATTTTGACTTTCGCCTCAGAGGCTCTGAAGCTCGTCTACGGCGACATTCACGAGCAGCTGAAGGACAAAAACCCAGCACTGGAGTTCTTCCAGTCAACAGCTCAGAACATCACCAACAACGGTAAAGAAGTTCGTTTCGACACTCACATCGGACGCAACCAAGGTATCGGTGCTCGTGGAGTTCGTGAAACTCTACCTGTAGCAGGCGCTCAGAAGTACAAGCAGGCTTCTCTTTACCTAAAGAACCTATACGGTTCAATCGAGGTAGACGGTCAGCTTTTCGAGCAGGCTACTGGTGACCCAAACGCATTCGTTAACGTAGTAGACGCTGAAGTTTCAGGTCTAAAGCGCGACGTTGCACGTGACCTAAACCGCCAGATCTACGGCGATGGAACCGGAAAGCTAGCAGCTGTTAAGACAACTGCTACTAGCACCACCATCGTTATGGACAACGCACAGTGGGTTGAGCCAGAAATGGCTGTTGCTCTACTAGACGGATCTGACCTAACTGACGGTACTCCAACCGTTAAGGCAACCGTCACCGTTGTATCTGTAAACGAAGACACAGGCGCTGTGACCTTCTCAGCTTCAGTTGCAGCAGTTGCAGGTGACATCATCGTTCGCGGTGTGTCAGGTGTTAACTCATTCAACAAGGAGCTAACTGGTCTAGGTGCAATCGTAGGTTCAGGCAACTCACTACACGGTATTGATGGCGCAACTGTTCCAGTATGGAACTCAACCATCAAGACTCTAGGTTCAGTAGGTACCCCGGGTACTCTAACCGAGCTTGACTTGATCAGCCTTGTTCAGAAGGTTGACAAGCAGGGTGGCGAAGTTGACGTATTCCTAGCAGCTCCGGGCGTTTACAACGCTTACTGGAACTTGCTACAGGGTCTACGCCAGTTCGTAAACGGTGCAGGTCTAACCGGTGGTCAGCGTTCATTCAGCTTCGAAGCTCTTGGCAAGCCAATCAAGTTCGTATCTGACTACGCAGCTCCAAAGGGCACTCTATACGCTCTATCTTCAAACCAGCTTGTGATCAACCGCAAGAAGGACTGGTCATGGATGGACCGTGACGGTGCTATGTGGCAGCGCGTTGGCGACACTGACGCCTACCGTGCGACTTTGTACCAGTACTCAGAACTAGGTACCTACCGTCGTAACGCACACGCTAAGCTATCAAACATTGCCGAACTAGGCGCGTAATAGCTAGCTGAAAAAACTCCCCCTGTGCCTGTCCGTCTCGCGGGCACAGGGGGTTTTTCATTAGGATAGATGTATGGACGTAATTGACTTTTCCCGCATAGACGGTTTGTATAGCCCTTATCAGCGCCGAGTATCAGAAGTGATCAGGGATGTATTCCCTACTGTTCGCTTGATCCGCTTAGAGATGGGCCACCCTAACTTCAACCCAGATAGGCCGTTTGCGCTTGTAGATGAACCATTAGGTGTTCCGTCCTACGTCATTCGCACGCTTCACGAATCAGAGATCGATCACCGGTTGCTAGCAGAGCTGCTACGCAACAACATGAACGACCCAAATTCTGAGATAAGTAAGCTACGATTGTTAGAGATGGCAGAGGCAGCGATGGATGCCAAGCGCGAACAAGAGTGGCGAGAAGAGCGTAAAGACGTACTCAAGAGCGCTATGAAGTCGCATAAGAGCACTTGGTCTCACAACGGTAAGACAATTAGGAAGTAGTCATGGCAGCCGAAGAATTTACTCACACAGGAAACGACGTATCGCTCCGCGTTCGCTCACAATTTGGTGACACTTCAGGTGCCCAGCTTGGTGACCCGGCGCTGCTATCGTGGATCAATGACGGTCAGAGAGAGATCGTCAACTCGAACCCAATCCTGCGTGACGTAAAGTATTCAAACCTTGTAGCTAACCAGTCAGACTATACCTTCCCTAATGATAAGGTGCTAGTTATTGAGGCTATCTATGTCAACGGCTACCCGCTAAAGAACCTGACCCCACAGGCAGCTCGCGACTTTATTCTGTCAGCAGATCCAGAGAAGATGCTCAAGGCTGAGCGTCCGGAAATCTGGTACGAACGTGCCGGTGTGATCTCGCTTTACCCGGTTCCGAACAAAACCTTCACTAACGGCTTGAAGCTTGAGTTCATCAAGAACCCTACTTCTTTGGTCACCTTGTCGGATGCTTTGAGTATCCCAGATCGCTACTTCAACGAGCTTGTAAACTATGTAATCTCACAGGCGCTTGAAATGGACGAAAACTATGATGCTGCCAACTACAAGTTCCGCCAGTTCCGTGATGGCCTAGATCGCCTATTCACTAAGGACACTCAGTCGCAAGACTCGCTTTACGGCGGAGTTCTAGCTGATCCGAGCGATATTTACTAATGTCACAGATCATCCGCGAAAGAAGTGCTGCACTCCAGCAATTTACTGGTGGTCTAAATAACTACTGGGACCAGTCGTCTATTGCCAATAATGAGCTAGCCGACATTATCAACTTTGAGTTCACGACTAACGGTTCGATGATGTCTCGCCCGGCTATCTACCCAGAGAAGAAAGCGGGCAATGTTGTTTATACTCCGGTTGCTGGTCAGCCTGTTGACATTATTGGTACTTACATTAAGTCAGACGGCACCCGCTATCTAGTTGCAACTACAAACGCTAAGACTTGGATCTATCAGGTTGAAACTCAGCTCTGGACCGAGATCGCTAGCTTTGCAGCGACCGACTGTACTCAGTACCTAAACAAGATTGTTCTTTCCTCGGCCACTGCGGGTCAGGGCGGTTATTGGGAGAATGGTACATTTACCAATACCCCAACAATGCCTGCCCTAGGTGGTATCGAGCTTTTTCAAACCCGCTTTTTTGGCTTTGGCGTGCAGGGCACCGCTACAGCAAACATCGTTTACTGGACCAATATCTCAACCGCCGGCCCATCCGGCGAGTCTACTTCGGTCTGGAACTGGCTAGACGCCAACCTAAACTACATGTACGTCGAGATCGGTGGTGGTGACGGTCAATGGATCACTGCTATGGCTCAGGGCTACAAC